TTTCTCATTTATCCTCACTGATACAGTTCCAACAGATGTAAACATAGTGGAGTTGTGTATTTGATTGAAGACTTTGATCCATTGAGACCAACTAGCCTTTTTTAATAAGTGCTGTGTCTTCAGATTCAATATCGATGGTTTTTGCATTGTGGCCATCGATTTTTTCTGAAAGCTCTTTGAGTTTGTTCTCAAGCTCTTCACGTGACATACCCTCCAGACCTGTTACTCTTACTTCTTTTCTGTCAATGAACGCACCTGCTAACTGTCCAGATCTATACTCTGCATTTATAGCTGCAGCAAACTGATCTTTCTTTTCTGCCTTGTCAGCAAGTCTTTCAAATCTTTTGTAACGTCTGAGATTGTCACTCTCATATTTTTTTACTTCTTGTTCAAACCTTTTGTCATAATATTTTGCAACATGAGGATTAATTTTTCTGTTCATTAATTGTGATGCAGTCGATCTTGCACTATTGATATCTTTACAATCGTATCCTGCACGCTTTAATGCTTCTGCTTGTGTGATCTGCCCATGATCTTGCACCATAATCTCTACAAACATTTTTTGTTTTGGTGTGAGATCTTTGTCAGTTCTCAATTCTTTTTTTGTAAGCCCACCCATTATCTCATCAATTTATTAAGTTCTCTTTGAGATAGATACCTTCCTTTACCATGAAGTTTTATTCCAAACCTCACATCAATTTTTGCATCAGATCTTTTACCTGCACCTTTTACTGGTTGCTTCATGATGTCAGATGTTTTTCTTCCGCCTGCTTTTCTATAAGCTTTATAAGCAGCTTTTATTCCTTTAGTTAATAATCCACCCATTAACATACCAGCAATTCCACCTTTTTTCTTTTTGTCTAAAAACATTTTTCTATATAATCTGTTTGCGGACTCAGCCATTTCTTTTTTCATTCGTCTTCTTTGGGCTAATGTAAGTGGTTGGATCTGCATGGTTTTACCTTTTTTATCAGAAGCAAATGCCTTACCATACATGACAGGTGTTCTAAATCTTTTCTTTTGTTTTTTAGCTTTTACAATACCAACTCTAATTCTTCTTTTTAAACCTGGTTGAGCTTTAAACTCAGCAGCTCCAGTAAATTTAGTTGATCTAATTTTTCTTTTAAAATCTGCTTTCTTCAATGACATAGGAATAACAGGAGGTGCTGTATTTGGACTTCTTTTTTTTCTTGCAACTTCAGACTTATGTTGTCTATGAAGTCTTCTAAATCCTTCCTTAACTGTTTTAAATATTATTCCTCTCATATTTCTACTATATAGATTATTTCATCACAAAGTAATACCCCTTAAAACTTCTGATTGCGTTCCCGCAAGACTGGTGTATCCAAGATACACCATAGATACACCATAGATACACCACTAAAATTGCTTAAAAGTGTTGATATTATTGAATAATAATCGTTTAGATACACCAGATACACCATTATTACCCCCTGGGGTACTTTTTATTACTCACTAGTCTGAGATATCTATATAGTAAATATTTTTACCATTGTCCGGTAGCCGGTATTCTGGTATATTTATCCTATGATCCTTGAACAAGATCATTTATTAAATTACTCCTGGGGGTTTTTCATCTTTGCTCTCAATTGGTTATTAGTTCCTCCAGGAGGAATAACCTCAAGACCACCATGACCTCACTTAATTCTAACTTTTTCTGAGAATATTCTTCTTTTAACTTCTTCTCTTTCTTCTTTAGTCTTCGCATTACGATAGTGTTTATAAAATTCTCTATAATTAATCCATGACTTTTGTAATTCTGTAAATTTAATTTTTCCTTTTTTCATTAATTTTACAAACTCATCACGTACCACCTGCGGGTCCATATCAGCATTCCAGCACACGTATTGAAAGTCCTCACCATCTTCTAAAAACCATTTATAACTATCTTCCTTCCAATAGGTTTCTCTTTTAAACCCACTCATAGATAACGAATCCTCAAACGCCTGCAGAAGTATAGCTTGAAATAATCTTATTTCAGCTGGACGTTTTTCTTGCGTGAACATCATCGATAACTTAATGCCCAAATTTTTTAACAAGTTTGGTGAATAACTCATAAAACTTTTTAACGGTTGGTTTTGGATAATTTTGAGATTTTACGAAGTGATAATCGTCTAAAATGTCGTCAATGTATTGAGTTCTCTGCTCTCCATCTAGAGCATCTACAAAATAGATAGTTCTTTTTACAAAATCCTTAACTGTCCTGGACATCTGCATAACCACGATGCGGGAAAAGATATGGATTATGGATTACACCGTGGCTACACATTTTTGACAACCAGCTTCAAACCTTTAGCCTGAGCTACCTTTTTTCTACCTGATTGCCATCTAGACTCGATCTTGTCGAGAAAAGATAAACTAAAATTTCCTAAACCATAGTCATTTCCACAATACAACTGAAACATCAAACTCGTTAACTCATCATAAGTTTTTTTGTTTGGACATATCATTACTAATTTGTCCAACGCCTGGTTTAATGCATCTTCACTGCCTTTTTTTACAGCTTTACCCACTAAAATCTCCTTTTAAAGTTAAAATTAGCTTTCGTTGTTAATTGAGAATAAGGTGTTTTGAAAGCCTCACCTTTTCATTCTAGGCTTAGGAATACGTATGATTTGTTATTATAAAATATAGGATAGGATTGCAAGAAAAAAAGGGGCCAGTCTCCCGGCCCCTTATCAACCCCAGATTAAAGGTTAACCATCCAACCTGCAGGTCTACTTACCATTCAAGAGCTTCTTGCCTTGAGATAGCAAATTCTCTTTCATTGACTGATAACTTTTACCCTCTTTTTTAGCTATCTTTTTGATCTCATCATCAACTATTTTGGCAATCATTGAGCCAGGTCTTCTAAAACCTTGCTGCCCCATTGCTCTAATAATACAATAAGTATTGATATCTACTGCACATGACTTCCATTTATTGATGTCCATTTCTACCTCTCTTAATGCTCTTGATATTCTTTTGATTCAAAGAAATCAAGTAACTTTATTTTCTTTTTACTTCGACCACTATTATAAATTTTTTCGATAATTATAATGTAATCTTTTGTACTTGTTCCAGATAAAAACCAAGAAGATTTGCTTTTACAGGCATCTCTAAATCGTCTCAAATCAAACTCTGGACATCTGTCAGCTATAATATAGGCCATAACCATAGATCTCTTAAGTCTTCTTTTGGTATCATCCATACCCAAAAAATATTTTTTGAGTGTGTTAAGTGCAGCACCAATTCGATCACAGTTCTCGATACCACCTGCAGGTATTTTAAATTCACCTGTTTTAAAGTCAGTGGATATTCTGTTCCATAACGAACATTGTTTTAGCAGCAACACAATTGCTTCTGCAACATTGATACCGTACTGGTTCATTTTATTTCTACATATCTTGTAGTCCATTTTATTTCTTGCACAGTGATGGTTAAGATATGCTTCCATGGACCAATTCTTTCTACCTGTGTTGAGTCTTGCAACATCAAGTGGATCATCAGAATTAATAATGATGTATGGCACAATAAGATCTAGTTCTTTTCTAGCTTGCAAAGTGTGTTGTCCATCAACTACTTCCATGTTTTGGTTTACACGTATTGGATCATAAAGATCTTTTTCAGCAATCAATTTTTTTAATTGATTTACGTGTGCTTCATCTACAGGTCTATTACCTCTAGCTTTTTTAAACTTTGAGTAATCGGTTGTCTCAAAGTATTTATTTTTAATTGCATTGTTCATCTTTTCCTCCTTGGTTAGAACAATATTGTGTAACCTAGTAACCCAACGATTATTAAAATAATTTTTGGTGGTATCACTAGTAGTGAAATCAAAAGCAAAAAACTAATAATCTGGTTTGTCATTAGCCCCCTGCAATTGGTCGTATATTAACTTAGATGCAATCGATTCATTGATTGGATAGATTGGCATGTTCTCAAAGTACATCGCACATTGCTGCAGCTTCTTCATTGCTTGTTGAAACTCATCATCTGAATATTCAAGTGGCATATGAGTGCCTGCAGTAATAACTGGTACTTGACTAAGTATTTGATCAACTCGACTAATCCAACTGCCTAAAACAGTTGAATCAGACTTTAATTTAATTACTGGACTTTGGCTCATCGTACCTCCATAAATTAAATTTATTTATGATCTCGTTTAATCCATTATGAAATTTTATTTTTCCATTCAGGACATCTTTACATCTGATAGTTTGATATAAATCACCATTGACCATCAGCTGCAGTTCTTTTGTTGACTCATTAAATTCAACTGAAAAGACATGAGTCATGACAACGCTTTTTGGTTTTACTTCCCAATCAGGGTTTAATACCAAAGCTTCGCCTAGCTTTTCAGCAGCAGTCATTGCCGCTTTCTCTTGATTGTTTTTCATGATAACCTCTCTGTTAGTATTTTTAAAAAACATGCATTTCTTATAAACATTTTAATGGGATATGCAAGGACTAAATAGTATAAGATATTATAGGATTTTATGACAAAATTTATATTGGTTTTATATATGTGCAGCATGGTTGCTAACGATTGCCCAAGTAATTTTATACCTGGATATACCTTCACTAGTCACACTGATTGCGTACAAATGGGTTACAAAGTGGCTCATAATACTTTTAAATCATTGGAGGAAATTGCAGAATATGACAGGGAATACGTAGAAACTAATAAAATTGTAGTTAAATTTGAATGTAGACCTGTAGAAGTGCCAAAACCCGTAATTCCACTACCAAAACCTAAATTAAGCACATAGTTGCATTTAGGTCACATTTTGATATATAATAATGCATGAAGCTGTATCGCGTCCAAGCAAAATATAAAAACATATATATTGATGAGATGCTTGAGGCCAAGAACGATAAAGCCGTCCTTGAGGATTTTGCAAAGAAGGTTGACTCAGGGGATGTAACAGAGAAACCTGGTGCTGGGTTTGAAGATCCCAACGTTTTGTTTCTAACCTTCGAGGAGGTAGACCGTAATGGCACTACAAAAGTTAATATCGGAGAAACTTCAGTTGGAGTCCAAATGGGCGACACAGGCGTTATCTCAGGGCAGAGTAACACCTGATATGAAGTGGATTGATATCAAGATCAAAAATCTTAGAACAAAGATTAATGATCAAAGTGTTGAAGACGCACAAAAAGGTCTTTTCGACATAGCTAGTTAATCTAGCTAAAAAAAATCAATTTTTTTCCCAAGACTACTGCGCTCTAAATTTTCGTAAAAAGCATTCAGTGTCGCATCTAGAATAAAACCCCTGCAACAGGCAGTCGTCTACTATTCAATAAAATAAAAAAGTGAAAAATTGCTCATGGTATAATAGTGAATAAAAAATAAAAGGAGAGCAAATGTACTATTGGAACCCACAACGTTTAA